TAATTAATGCTAATTTCAAAATTTACTCCATAAATTTTTCAAGACCGCGGGGTTCGTTCTTTTTACTTTTCTTTTTTTTCTCGAACTTATCGATGATTGGTTTCATTTTCTCGTTAGCAATGTCATAATTTTTGTATGCATCAGACTCATCTTCTATGAGCTCTGCATCAACAACTAATTGCTCGAGTGATTTATATTTGACGTATGTTTGCTTCTTTTCTTTTTCAATACGTCTGAGGAATGCATACCAAATAATTTGTGTGAAGTATGCAAATGGATTCTTTGATTTTTCTGGGTTAAAACTGTGTACTGCTACCACACAATTTTCGAGAGCATCACAGATCATCTCGTCTTTATATGTGTAGCCTGCAAAATTTGCTTTCGTTGCTAGCTTTGTAGCTATCATCATAAAACATTTGCCTATATCTTCAGGTACACGTGGCGCAGGTTTATTTTCTTTTTCTGCTTCTTCACACTTGGCTTTAAAATCTTGTAATAAAGCATAAAATTCTTTGTTGTTAATATAATTGGCCATTAGTGTATCTCCGTGTCATTATAGTTTTTTTCAAGCATAGCAAAAAGTATTTCTTCTTGTTCTTCACTTGTTCTTTTCTTTTTCATATCACCGAGCTTTTCTTCAAGTGTAGCTCTGATATATCTTACCTGTTCATCATAATAATCTATCAATGATGGAACTAAATCTTTAAATACATGCATCACAGAATCTGAAGGAAATGTCACATCCATCCCTTTATTAAACAGACAATACTTTGTAAAGAACATGTTTGGTGACCCATCAGTTGATAACGAATATCTCAATGTCAAAGCATTTTCTAACTCTAAACTATTTTCTTCTTTGATAGCAAGTTTACCCATAACCTCATCACCATTGGTTAATTTTATTAGAACATGCATTAATTTATACCTATGCTGTAAAGTTTATAATCGAACTTCTCTTCATCGTATATCTTAACTCTTTCCATTAAATGTTTTAGTGTGAAGTTTGTTGTTGATTTCCATGATAGATCGTCTGCTATATCATAAAGTACTGCAGACTTTTTTGTATCTGATGTCCGTAAACCTCTACCTATTGATTGTAAGTTACGTATCTTTGATTTAGATGGACTGGCAAAAATAATTGAATGTAAGTTTTTGATATTCACACCAGTGGAGAACGTACCATAGCTAGCAATAATAATAGCATTACTTTCTCTTTCAACGATATGTCTGATGGTATCTCGTTCTTCTCCAGATACTCCGCCATATACGAAGAATACTTGTCTATCACCAGCCTTCTCCTTTATCATTTCATATAATATTTTACCATGTTTCTCAACATATTGAAATAGTAAAAGTGTGTTACCATCTAATGATAATGATAGATTTGTGACGAAATTATTTCTACCTTCATGAGCACAGATAAAATCCATTTCGTCCTGATAATCCATCTTCGATACTATCTTACGTATCTCGTCATGATATTTGAGTGCAAGTATCTTAATCTTAAAGTCTGCCAATGTACCACTGTCCATTAACTCCTTTGTTGAGATAACTTTCTGCGCAGGTCCAAATAAACCCTCGAGTACTAATTTATGAGTCTGTGTACCATCTAATGTACCAGTAAAACCGTACCGGTAAGGAGTATCTATCATTTTCTCCATGATGCTTGTCAGAGATTTGGCTTTAAATAGATGTGCTTCGTCACCAATCACCACATCAAATTTTTTAAACCAATCTTTGCGCAACTTATATATGGACTGCCATGTTGTGATGACAACAGGCTTATCAGTGTTCTTGTCTTTGCCGCTGAATATCTTATGACAGTATTTGTCGCTGTTAAATCCATAGTCTTGAAAATCAGAATACATCTGATGTACGAGTGTAGTCGTGGGTACAACGATCAGTGTAGGCCGTAGTAACTTACGCATGATCATATAGATGATGAAGGATTTACCAGACGCTGTTGGTGAGATAAAGAGGCCGCGCTTATAACGTATTGCATCAACGAATGCTTCTATCTGATAGTCACGAGGAGTCATCGTAAACTTTTCTTTTTCGATAAACTCTTTTGCTTCAGCTACAGACCAATTCTCTGCACTGTTATCGTATTCGTATTCTATTTCATAATCACGTTCTTTGGCAAATATCTGCACATAGTTATTAAGACCAGAGTATAGCATCTGTGTAGATGTATTGTATAGCCGTATTTGTCCATCCCAAAATTTATTACGATACGCAGGCATGAACTGATAACCAGGCACTTTAAATGTAAAGTACGCTGATAATTCTTCTGCTATGCCTCGATCGTCGGTTCTTACTTTGTTGTAGACTTCGTCGATCTTTTCGATGATCAACTTATCCGCCAACTTTGAACCTCTCCCACTCAATTGCTGATTTGATGTGGAATCCACGATTAGAAATTGTTTTGATGATGTCTGCGAGGAGTTCTAGTTTTTCTTGCTGATATGCAAGCTTAAGATTGAGGGCGATAATATCAGAGTCTGCTTCGACATATTGACTAGCATCTGATTTGAGTATGCGCCCTTTGGCAGGCAGTTTCCAGCCCTTTTCTATTTGTTCTTCAGTTGGACCATCAACATAAAATTCAAGTTTATCGAGCTTCAATTGTTTCATATCTGCCTCGAGTTTCTTGTATAATAATCTTTCTTGAGAAAAAATGCGATAGTACTTGTGATGTAGCTTTGCCAATTCAAGAGCTGCATTACCAAGTTCAGTGCGATCTATTTGGGTATCATCGGACCACAGATCAAAGATTTCATCGAGAGTCATATATGCACTTTTATGAACTATAAAGTGTTATTTTACTACACTTTTATGGACATGTACATGTTATACAGGAGTAAATGTATACTTAAGAAATCTAAATGTGACAGTCGCGTCTATGTATTCTATATTAGTATCTCGACTATCGAACGTTACATCAGACAGAGCTACGGGAAAAAGATCTTCGATATCAATACGCATATTAGGGTTCATAGCACTTGATGTAATCATCAAATACCCGTCTGTTTCTAAACCTTCACCTACCAATAACTTATCATTTTCTGCTGCGTTTTTGTATTGATCGAATGTATCAGGAAAACTGATTGCTGTCATCCAATTAAAAATCTCAATATAGTTACCCATATCCTCATTGATTTTAAAATTAACAATCAAATCTCCATATTGTATATGATCTCCATAACGAGGCACGACTTTGAAAGGAGTCGGCTGATCGAATACACCAATTTGAATACCAGGCAATGTAACGCTTTGAACAAAGAAGTTCATTTCTGGTAGTTTCTTAATATGGAAGCTAAAGCCTACCGGCGATAGCATATTCTTATTCATTGTCATGGTAAAATCTATTATACAGTTTTATCTATTTATGTACATAGAAAAGGGGAAATTTCCCCTTATACTATCCGGAACAAGATCCACCAAAACCAAGTTCATCACACGGTTCTGTTTCTTCTTGTTCAATTGGGCAACTTATGTGACCAAAACCCAAACCAATTTCGCACTGATCGATGTCAGTTTGAGTCGGTCCACTGTGATCCCGCTGAGACCATGGTTTTAATCTATTGATTGTCAACCAATTGTCTAGACCGCCATTAGCTTTAAATACTTCTTTATCAGAAATGTATATATTTTGGCCTGTTTTGAGTGTGTAGGTTGAACCATCATCATAATAGACTACGGTATCTGCTACGACACTAGCGGATAAAAACATTGCAAATGCTAAAACATATTTCATATTTCATCTCTCCAATTGAGTAGACTCTCCATGAGATGTTATCACCATCCTTGGCAGCATTATTTATAAAAAAAAGGGAGCCGAAGCTCCCTCAAAAATGTCCCTAACGGGCTTCTTTTTATTACAACAGGTTGCTGACCGTAGACATACGATAGTATGCGTTGGTACCGTTGGTGATTTGACCATCGGATACAGCAGGCGTACCTTGTACAGAGTGTGCGAAGGGGTTTTCAACAAGACCGTATCGAGTCTTGAATCCAATCTTCGGCTGGAAAGTGTCTTGATCGACAGCACGTACCATCTGCAGCGGAACATAGGGGCAGTAGAAGAGGCCAGCGTCAAATGCGCCTGCACCCTTATAGCCGATGTTCATGTAGTTAGTAGTTGCATAAGGATCGATGTAAACACGATATCGGCCGTTCAGTACACCTGCGAAGGTGTTGCCGGTATCATCGATAGCGAGGTTGTTGCTGTTCAGAGCAGGCGTGTAATCCAAAACACCAGCCATCTGAAGTGCAGATGCAACGTCAGAAGAACAGATGATCAGGTTAGCCTTACCACGTCGAGTGTCTTTCGCGATCTTGTTTGCTTCGCGTTCGATGTGGAACATGAGGCCCTTGAACTTTTCAACTGACCAACGACCTGAAGCGTCAGTGTCAAGATCGAAAGTACCGTTAGTAGTAACAGTGCCTTGCGAACCAGCTACAGCTGCAGTGTTGATCGTACGAATTACTTCGCGGTTGATTTCAGCCAAGATCTCAGCAGCAAGGATGTTGCTAAGTTCAGCTTCAGCGTCAAGACCGTGTACTGCTTTCAAGTCTTGAGCGAGTTCAAGCGAGTAATCCGCCTTCAGCGCGCGCGACCGAGCAGTTACAGTGACTTTGTCGATCTTCATCGCCATCTCACCAAACTCGTTACCGCCTGAGCCGAGTGATTCAGCAGAAGTAGTCGTCATACCAGTTCCCTTACCACCTGACTGAGAGTTACCAGTGTGAGTAGTAGGAGTAGCGCCGCCAGTGTGCTCACCAGAGAAACCAGTATCGGCTTCATCGTACATTGCTTCCGTACGAGGAGTGGTGTTAGCACCATCAGGTGCATATTGTGCGCTAAGAGCAAAGATCAAACCAGTCGGACCAGTCATGGGCTGAACGCCACAAACGTCATAAGCCATCAGATTCGGCAGAGTACGACGAACGAGGCTGATAAGAATGGGATCAAAACCAGCGAACTCGCCGCCGAAGTTGTCACCAATCGTGTTTGAAGGTGTTTCAGAAAGAAGTTGTTGGTTTACGCCTTGTGAAGCAGCTTCACGAAGAGCACGCTCGGTGTTCTCGAGAACCATAGCGGTAACCATTTTCTTGTGGGAATCAGTGATTTCAGGAAGATCAGGGTGAGAGATCACTGGTGCCCACTTGTTGCGAATTTGTTCATTTAAATTCATGTTAGTGTTACTCCTGTTTATTATTTTGGAAATACTTATCTATTTATAAAAAAGTTAACTTCTATGCGTTCTAGAAATAGCTTGGAAATAATGCTTCATCTCTTCAGGAATGACTTGCGCCTTTTCTGAATCGTCTTCATCATTAGAACCAACAGAAACTTCTTCATTAATTAGACCAGTAGATCCTTCGTTTTCTTTTGTAGACTCAGTGAAATACTGTTCCTTAATGATCTTGAGTTTTTCTGCATACTCTTCGGCATCAGCGAATTCAACACCTTCTGCCAATGAGCGAAGCTTTTCAACTTGCGTATCAACAAGGCCTTCTGCAACATCTTCGAAGGCTGCTTCAACACTTGCTTCACTAATCATGTTGTTCAGTTTAACGTTTTCCGCTTGTACTGACTCCAATGACTCTTCGAGCTCTGCTACTGAAGCTTGAAGCTCAGCAACAAGATCGATCTTTTCTTCGGGAACTTCGATATAGTTCTCAGTAAAAAGATTTTTTAGACTATCGATGAATTGCTCAGTTGCTTCTACTCGGAAATTATTCTCGATAGCAACTTCGTTTTCTGACATCCACTGCTCAACTACGTAATCCATATACTGGTTTACTTGGCCATGGAGCTCATCAATAGATTCTGTAATTTTTTCTTCGAGTTGCGCTTCGAATTCTTCTTCGAGGCGCGCAGTTTCAAGAACGACGCGATTTTGAACTGCAGCTTCAAAAAGAGTAGAAGCTTTTTCTCGGAAATCTTCAGACAAATCTTCTTGATCGGCAAGAAGCTCGTCCATATCTTCTTTCATAGCTTTAGCTGGAACTGCAACTCGAGGTGCAGGAGTGCCGGCACCACTTGTTTTGATTGAAGCTTGGTTCTTACCAGAAGTGTCTGGTACCGAGTCAGCTTCTTTTCCAACCTGAGCAAGAGTTTTATCGAGGAAAGCAGAAAGATCCTGCTTAGTCATACCAGCAACTTTAGACATCAGATCGCCAAGCATCTGTGTTTTAGTTGCTGAAGGCTTTAAAGTTTCAGCTGCTGCGGATGAAGCTTCTTCAAGAGATTCCTCTTGCTCAACTACATCTACTGCCTCTTCAACTTCGATTTGATTTTCTTCAGACATTAGATATATCTCCTAGATTATTTTACTAGTGTTTAGTATTTATATAAATTAAACTTTTGAAATCTCGTTGAGAAATTTTTCAAACAGCTGCAACTTTTTCTGCTCACCTAGTTTTTTGGCCTTGACAGATTTTTGAGCTTCTCGCTCAATTTCTTCTACACGCATTGCTACAGCTCTACCCTGATCCCATACCCATTCGACACCTTCCATAATTCCATTTACGAAAGCATCAGGGGCGGATGGATCAGCGACGATGTCAGCGGCAGTTGCGAGATAAAAATCTTCTTGTACTTCCATCACACCGTCTTTTCCTTCTTTTAATGAACCCATTCCTCGAGATGATACACCTAAATTTGCACCATCTGATAGAAGGCCTTCGACGATTTTACCCATCGGAGTAGAAGAAATTTTTGCTTTACCGATAAAATTATCGCCTACACGACGAAGTTCGGTAATAATATGAGAGACACGATCAAGATTAATTGAAGGACCATCAGGATGACCTAGCTCTCCATATGCACGACCTTTAGATACACTCTCACTCACGTAACGATTAACTTCTTTTTCTAAGATGTCTGAGTTGTAGCGACGGCCATTTCGATTTGGAATATTGCCTTGCAGAAAAATACCTTCGATAAACAAGTTTTTCTTGCCGTCAGCATTCTCTTCAGTCAATACTTTTACTGATTCGGTGATTTCTGTAATAAGTTTCATGTCTTATCCTTACGAGATATTAAATGCTACGCTCGCTGCTTTGACTGCACCTGGAGCTGATACTAAATTTTCTGAAGCTGCTTTTTGTACAAAAGTAATAGCACCGTCAGGCAATGTAAATCCAAATCCTGTTGTTTGATTTGTTATTAAAGTATCTGCCCCTGAATCATTATAGATTCGAACACAGGTTGCATCACTTACAGTATTAGCTGTTGATAGCGCTATCTCTACTGATTTAGGTTTTACAATCATTAGTCACTCCTTTTGCTGACTTCAATTTCACCACGCATTCTACGCCAAACAACTTTGCCTTCTGGAGTTTTTGTCTTAATCATTTTTATATCAGCTTTACGCTCGATATCTTCTTTAACCATCTGTGTATCTTTACCACCAGATTTACCATCACCTTTCGCTTTCTTACCTTTCAACTTTGGATTCGCATTAATGACATCTTCTCCATCTCCATCAGTTTCGTCAGCTACACCAGTTTTGCCTTCAAAAAGAATATCAATAAACTCTTCGTAACCCTCATCTGTAGACAACATTTCTTCGAGCAATGCTTTTTCTTCTTCATCTGCTTCTTCTTCTAAGAATGTTTCTACGACTTCATCGATCAAGTTCATATAGAAAGTAGCATCTTCTTCGATCAATAAATCATCGTCATCATAGTCCAGAGATTCTAATGTTTCGTCATCATATTCGCTTTCTTCAAACTCTGCATATTCTGCTGACTCATATACTTCTTCGTCTGAATCAACTTCATAACCATGATGCGGAGCGCGCTTTGCATGATTGACTGCTGCAATAGCTTTTTCGACTTCTGCAACACCAGGACCATCGAAAGTTTCGACATTGTCAGTGTGCTTGCCAATAAAATCGTCTTCTTTGCCATCGGCACCAGAGCGCTTTTGATCTAGTTGACCAGCGCGCTTATATTTTTCTAGAATATCTAATAATTTGTCATTCATCTTCTGGTTCTTCCGTTGCTGTTTGTAATTCTTCTGGCTCTTCAATCGGTTCTTCTACTTGACCGTTATCAAGTTCCCATGATACTGAATCTCGATTGAATACGGAGTGTGATACCTCAGCAAATTTTTGAGCTAAAGCATCTTCAATTTTAGGTTCCATCGCAGCAGAAAAAGCTTTTAGAGCTGCTACTGGTTTATCTGCGACTGACGCACCTACAAAATCTGTTACATAATCTTCCATAATATTCTCCTATTGATTAATACCTTTATTTATATGAAAGCTCTTCTTATCCTTGTAACGCTGCTGTGGGGGGTGTGAAGTTTGCTGTGTAACGTGCTAGACCTTTGGTTACTCGGAAATCGGACATATAACCTGTAATAGTTCTTGATGTTGGAGCATAAAATCCGCCCCCAAGATAAAAATCTCCGCCGTCCGCTACAGTGTAATTACCTGTATAAGTTGAACCGTCTTGCGTGCCATTTACAAATAATTTTGTTTCATTGCCCGATCTTGTGACAGCAATATGATTCCAACTACTGGTTATTATATTTGTTGAGCCTGTAATTACATAAGCACCGGAGTTAGCCGCGTAAATGTACAAAGCAACATAATTGTTACTACTACTAAACTCTAATGACCAAGTTATATTCGACAAACCTCCAGGAGAGCCTTTTGAAAATATTCCGGCAGTGCCTCCTTGTGCAGAGATCCAAGCCCAACATTCAACGGTATAGTCTGAGCTACCAAGTTCTATATCTGGCATTAATATATAATCGTTACCATCAAAATACATTGACGAAGTCAAATACTTTGTCTGAGTTGTAGATGATTTAGTATCGCCACTTAACGTCAGGGTCTTAACAGATTGAGACTTATCAATGATGCCTGCGTTCGTTCCTTGCACTAGCAAAGACGTGTTCGTGATTGCTGTTAACGGTGCTGTGGGCGGAGTAAAGTTAGATGTGTAGACTGCTGTTCCAAGTACTACTCTAAAGTCTGCAAAATTAGCATTTGACCATTGGCTGTTATCAACAGGAGATCCTCCAATAGCTATATTCGCTCCATGACTCAAATCAGCTGTATTAGTATGACTTGCTTTTTCTATTCCATTTACATAAGTTTTTACTGTTCCACTACTTCTGCATTGTGCTAAGTGAGTCCAAGTATTTAGAGGCACAGTTCCAGCTGGTGTTGTGTGTATTCCATTGTTTCTCCATCTCAAAGATCCATCTGTTTGAACCGTTAAAAAATCATCAATTGGTTGCGCGGCCGTTCTTGTGTCCCATACCTGGGCAGTGGCAGGTAAAGAAGTATAATAAACCCATGTTTCTATTGTATAATCATCTGTTCCTCTAGCAATGCTCGCAGCGGGTGCTGTGATATAATCACCTGAGCCATCAAAATAAACCGAACCACCGTTGTTTGTAGCAGAATATGTTTCGTAATCGTATGGTGCAAATGGCTGAATAGTTACGCCGGTATTTGTAATTGTATGTCCATTTGTCGAACCATCAACAAAATATGGAAGATGGCATGTAAGTAAACTAGTATTTGTGATTGCCGTGAGGCGTTCTGTTGGCGGGGTAAATGCGGAGGTATAAAGAGCTGTTCCTTTTATTGCGCGGACATCACTTAAATATCCATTGAAGTTATTTCCAACACCAGTACCGTACAATTGGCCTATCCCAAAATAAGTACCAGTATAATTTGTTGTATCTGAAATAGAAATTACTTCTACCCCATCAATATATAGTTTTGTAACAGAAGATTCTCTCACCAATGCCCAGTGATACCATTGATTTAGTGAATAAGTTGCTGTAGCTGCTATGTGTTGTGTATTTCCTGCATAAATTGCCCATTTAGTTCCACTTGCTGTTGTTTGCACTGCTAATGAATTTACCGAGGATGTAGGAAAAAGTGTAGTTGCTTGTTGAAAAAATCCTCTGTCCCCCGAAGCAAGAATATACGCCCACCCTTCTATTGTAAAATCACCTGTACCAAAAGTAAAAGAAGCATCAGGAGCAACTGATAAATATTCCACTCCTGTTCCAAAGAAAGCAGAGTATCCACCATGTCGATATGGACTAAACGTAGTTTGTGTTGCATTACCGGCAGCAGTGATAGTATGACTATTGGTACTTGAATCTACAAATGAATTATTTACAGCATTATTATCACCTACAGAAGTGATAAGTGCAGTAGTATAGTTACTATTTTCTACACTGAATTGCAAAGTAAAAGTGGCCGGAGCAGTCGCAATATTTACTCCATCACTTGCTCTAAAGGTCAAACTAAAAGTACCGGCGTCAGCATCGTTTGTAGAAGGAGTAATCGTAAAGATATTATTATTAGAAGTGACAGTCGCCGTATTTCCAGAAGTATCACTTGCAATACTATAAGTAATTGGTAATCCTTCTGGATCCGTAGCAGTAATCGTCACAGTCGTGGGGGTGCCATCAATCGCTAAAGCATAACTTGAACTTACACCAGAAATAGAAGGAGTCGTATTGATCAAAGCAATATTATACCAGCCACTACCGTTTGAAATATATAGACGATTTGTTGCAGTTACAAAAGCTTGATCTCCTGCAGATGCATCATTAGGTAAATCATCAACTGTAGCATATACGGTTACACTGCTCGAATTTTCTGACGGATTCTGCGGTGTCCATGTGCCTTTTGTTGAGTTATAAACAAATGTTACACCAGCCGCATCGAAAGTATCGGAGTTTGAAGGATTGTTAGGAAAATTAATAGCCATTGTTTATCCTTCTAATGCCGTTGGGGGTGGTGTGAAGTTAGCTGTGTAACGTGCTAGACCTTTGGTGATGCGCGCATCTGATATATAACCAGTAAAGGTTGAGCCAAACCCACTGCTTGTAGTTATCGCCCCTATAGTTACAGATTCTCCTGATCCGGGACCAGTTAAACTACTAGAAGTAGCAACGCTCAAAACCTGCGTTCCATCAATAAACAACTTTAAAGTTCCACTTTCTCGACTAGCCGCAACGTGTTGCCATTGATTGGTGACAATTGCTGTACTGCTTGCCCGATTTGTAGTGCCGTCGAACAAACTTAAATAGTTGTTCGTGTGAGCCCTAAAAATAAATCCAGCGGTAGTGCCTGACCAATGCTCTGCTATAAATGCGTCGTTAGAATTTAACGTTGTTGGGTATACCCAAGCCTCTAAAGTAAAATCTCCAGTTCCAAGCTCTGCGCTATTAGAGGTAGAGATGCAATCACCTGTCCCATCAAAATACATTGACGAACTGAGATACTTCGTCTGAGTGGTAGACGACTTAACGTCACCGTTTAAGATCGTTTTAACAGACTGAGACTTATCAATTATTCCTGCGTTCGTCCCACTAAGAAGAAGTTTAGTGTTAGTGATAGCTGTTAATGGTGCTGTGGGTGGAGTGAAGTCTGCTGTATATACTGCAGTGCCTTTTACGACTCGTGTATCTGCTATGACTCCTGTGAACGGGTATGAACCAGAACCAGGTTCTCCACCAATCGCCCAACCCATTGTACTATTATTTGTACTGCCTCCAACTGTTATCGACCCATCATTTTTACCGTTCACCCAAACAGTTAAAGTAGTTCCATTTAATGTTACAGCAACATGATACCAATTATTAATTTTTAATGTAGTGCCAAGAGGAGTACTATAATTTGTACCCGATCTATTGACAGTCATGAATACTCGACCATTAGGATCAAGAGTTAATTGTGTGTTACGATTGCCTCCGCCTCCTGATTGCCATTGACCAAACATATGAACATAATTGCCAGGTATAGACATTGGATAAAACCATGCTTCTATAGTAAAGTCTGTATCTTGATTCCAATCTGCACTATCTGGAGCCTCTACACGACTGCTACCATCAAAATAGATTGATCCGCCATGACTTGCTGCCGTATATTCTTCTATGTAGTCAATCGGACTGAAGGGCTCTGTCTTAGTGTTGCCGTTTGCAGTAATAGTATGACCATTTGTTGAGCCGTCTGCTATGTAGGGCAGATGACAAGTGAGTAAGCTAGTATTGGTGATTGCTGTGAGGCGTTCTGTTGGCGGTGTGAACGCAGAAGTGTAGACAGCTGTACCCACAACTAAACGAAGATCCACTAAATACCCCAACCAGTCTCCTCCAGTTCCATTATAAGACGCAATTCTTGGCCTGGGTGAACCGGAATTAAAA